GGTTCATTCAATAGCGTGCCACTACTAGGGTCGAACACACGCCCAAGGAAACCTTGCAGAAATGCAGGGAGACCAGTAAGACGACCCGGAGCCTTTTTAAAGCCCGGAGCGTCCCAAGGGGCGACATGACCTTGGTCCAGCCATTTTTGGATGGCTTTTCCATAGTCTGCCAGGGTTATCGCTAAAAACGATAACCCCTCGTGTTCAACCCGACTCTCGACAGTTTTTATGTCGAGAGTGGCGCTAGTGCAACATCGCATCGCCATTTCTTGTGCGATGCAGGACCAGAGTGACGTCAGGCTTTTCATAGTCCCTCCTTATTAGAGGTGGCTATCCCTAGCTCTGTCGTCTAGCTCAAACTGAGATGAAGTAGGGCCAATCAGGCAAAAGAAAGTACGAAACTTTCCAATGCCTTGATAGGTCCCTACCCATCAAAGTTGAGTTCACAACTCTTCGGCTAGCATACATTATGCAAGCCTAAGAAGAGTTCACTTACCAGATAAATGGCATTGATCACCGCAACTGCAATCACTAAGAATTTCTTAGTGAAGGTAGTATGCGGATCGTGATCAGTACCGCGTCGCCCAGGAGACGAATGTCTTCTTGGAGAACGCATCTGACCCGGAGTCCAGTCCCGATTTGGTCGGGACTCTTCTCGAGGGCCAGTACTATCCGGTGACACGGTGAAGTAAGCTCAAAGGCATGCAAGCCAAGAGGCGGGTGACTCTCCCCGGTTTTAGCCGGTTCGAGTTCTTCCCGCTCTATGACTCGCCGCCAAGGAGCTTAACAATCATCGCGTCCGAAGTCGCGGTAAACAGGGTTTTGAATCCTGTGTAAACCGCAAGGGCCTCGGCCGGGTTATACCCGGCAGGCGGAAGGTCAAAGACCATGTAGTTTGACATGGACACTCTGACATTCTCAGCGGGCTTGAAAGGGTCCGCTGCCAACTTCGAAGTGTCGATCCGCAGGACTCTCCTCGTCCGCTTCCCATAGTCATGGGAGGCGGTCAAGAGGATGAGTCCGTCGCCACTCGCGTACTCACTGCGATCGTCCCCAACGCTTACGCGTGGGAGCGGCGTAGTGGTACCCGAAATGACGACTGAGAGCGGGTCAGTGAATGACATGAGCATCACTCCTAGGAGCCCGGTTAGACTCCCTATTGGCGTTGAAACGCTAGCAGGTACGTCTATCACTTCTTTCGGCTGATGCCGAGAGCAGCGATAATCGTCTTCTGGCGGGCCGACAAGTCGTCCCACTGAAGACCAAAACCATACGGTGTTGCTTGACGTCTAACCTTCGTTTCACAAACGAGGACGACGTCAATCGGCTGGCTACCGCCGAAAAGGCCGGTATTACCAGCAAAAGTATAGGTTGTCTGAACACGTTTGTGTTCCATGACATACCCATACACCAACACCTGGTTGTCAATTGCCCAATCAGTCCAGTTCGACAATAAGTCGCCTGTATTGAAAAACCAATCGACAGCCCAGCTCCAAGGAGCAAGGTTCCAGAGACTATCTGGAGTCAGTGATATTCCAAGCAATTTTCTTGCTTGGATCACGGCGCGCGCCATACTATTCCTCAGGCTGTTAGCCGGAGGTACATAGTATGTAAACGCACCGCGAAACCACCGACGTACAGAAACTTCATCAGTTCTGTACACCTTACCCCACTGAGTGAACCCAGGTATGAACAACTCACTCGCACTTGGTGAAAACCAAGGTGACGCGAGTGGGAAAACTGTCCATACGTTGTGTGAGCTCTCTTCTGGGAAGTCATACGACCGTCGAACCATTTTACCACTGTTGCGCTGATAGTTCTTCAAGATACTATCAGCATCAACAATAGCCTTCGCAAAATTGCGAAGGTCATTGATAAAAGGTTTCCAACCGAACTCAACGTTGAGATACTCATGGCCCAACGCCTGTCGGCGTTCGCGGCCAGTGAGAGAACGCAACTCACGAAGCGTTCCACCCACGAGTTTTGGAATACCCTCGTGGATGATCTCACCGATAGCTACGGTTAGATCGACGGAAGGATTAGAGGGGGAGCACCTGGCTATAGCCGTTGTGCCGTATTCATCTAGCGAATCATTGCTAGAAGGTTCCGGCATCGCGGGCCAGCCAAGCCAGTAAGGAGTATAAGGCAAATACGGACCAGAATATGAATTCTGGGACGTATACCTTCCGGCCGGTTCAAACTCGGTCGGCTCCCACTGCCTAAAGGACGAACAGCTGCCTTGGCCAAACTTGGCAAAGCGCTTTTCCGTCCTAAAGGGTCCACCAATATCCCCACGGTACGTCCCCTTACGGCGACGTAACCATTCAGGATGACTCTCTGTATCAGTGATCTGATACCCTCCTAGTGTGGAGTTGAGATAGTTGGTGTTATCATTTTTCGACACATCTATTCGATGCATGTCCAAATGAAGATCAGCATAACTGCTGGTCAAAACACCAACGCAATTTCCTTCGGGCGGTATTAACCGTTCCCGATGGATCATTGCGATATACCTCACCTCCCCTAAGAGGCCAGAAAGCAGGAATGGTCCTGCAGTCCTAACAGACTGCGATCTTACCCTCACGGGTAAGGACATGTTGCCAGCGCCCTGGGCCCCCTTTCGG